TCTTTGTACCATAAACAATTACTTGTTCATTACGTACATTGTAACTTCGAAACCGAAGCGCATTTCAGTAGCAGCTGGTTTTGTCCACATAGTAGTTCTCCTTTGTTTATAAAATATTGCGTTTATAAACTCATGTCAGTAGAGATATCAATAAAGATAAAGGTCTACCTTGAGGCCTATACAACTTGTACAGTCATTCAACTATACAAATACATTATACCATAACAACGATTTAATGTACATAACTACTTATACAATACTTCTTAAACGGGGCTAGTTAAAAGTATTAAAAAGTAGTAGTTCTGGGACTATTCTTTAGGGGTTCTTTTAATGCCACCAATGTTATACTTAGGCACAAGCTCCCACTCGCCCTTCTCTTTGAAGGATACGACCTTAATTTGGGACAAGGATGCCTTTGGTTCTGCCTTAGATTTATCTAAGATCTTAAGTAGTCCCCAATCCTGTAGTAGTTCTGCAATTACATTTCGTCTCTCGATGTCTGACATAGAGATATCTGACTCTTTACCATCTAAGGCAAATAGTTCTTTGAAATGTACAATGAAGTACTTTCCTTGTTTGTGTAGTATGTGGCATGACTGGAATAGCTTCTTGTCTTTACGACTTGCTATACCGATGCGGGTTAGTGTTTCTCTGACTTTGAGGAAGTTATCTGGTTCGATCAAGTCAACTTCTAACATTGCATCAGGTGTCCAATCATAGTACACCATTGCTATAGACATTATAAAATCACTTTCTTTATTTAATTACATGATATATTTATATAATTTTTAACTTCTACCGCCCTTATCATAAGCTTCTTGTATCTCTATAAGCTGCTTTGGGGTAAGGATGTTTAGTATCTCAAATGCTTTCTTTTCAGAGCACTTGTAATGGTTGACTACGATCTTAATCTGTTCAGGGGTTGCATCCCTCTTGTGCCACTTGGAGAACCTCTTCTTCTTGGGTATAGAGTTCTTGAGGAACTCAAACTGCCACTTGGTCGGGATCTGCACATGCTGGTTCATCTCGTTGGCATATAATACTGTATCAGGGAAGAACGATAGCCCTCTGTTGATCATGAACGGGGTATAGTCTTTTGATGCCTGCGGGTCTTGAAATAGATCCTTCTTGTTCTCGTTTATTGCATTAAGAAAATCAAATGGTGTCATTTTAATCCTAAATCTTTAAGGTTACTTGTACGAGCCATAAATGATGTACCTGGAAATCTAGCTCTCAATGAATCTATGATCTCATCTTTGGTATCACCGTGTGCTAAGAAGTTATTGTTAGATCGATCATATGCATATAGTCTGTCTTTGATCCTAACAAGATCTATATCTACAGTCTTAAGTTCTTTTTCTGGTGCTGGACTATTAGCTATACTATCGAGCATTAGTCTCAACCTATAATTGATGAGTACTCTAAGCATTATCCAACCACTAACAAAACCTATGATGATCCCTAATACAATTAATCCCATTATTTCCCTTCGAATGGACGTTCGTCTGTCTTACACTTACAGTTGTAGATGTTTATTGCAGTTTCACGAATGTCATCAAGCTTATTCACATGATCTCTCTTAACAAAACCGCGTTCTACTAAGTAGACAGCTTTTTCCCAATCTTCAGGGTCATATTCTCTTGTGTTTATTTCAGTTTGCATTGTGCCATGATCTCCGTAAGTGCAGCCATGAGGTTAAGCTCATGATCTGCCACGAACGCAGCCTTATACTGATAGTCGGCAAGTATCAATACTAGTTGAGGGATACTTGCGGCTTCCATGTTTGCAGAAGCTGTGTCGTATAGTTGTCTAAATATATTTATAGTATCTGAGTCTCCGTTCTTAGCTACCCACTTCCTAACTTCTGTGAAGTTCTTATCTCTGAGGTTAGTGATGAGTTGTTTGAATGACTCTTCTGTCACGTTCAATAGGATACCACTATCGATCTTACCTGATACTGAATAGCGTTGTAACTCGTTTAGTACACGTCTCCAATCTGGAAAGTGTTTGGTTACCAACTCTGCTACGACCTTCTGATCTGCTACGATGTTCTCCTTTACTAAGATGTTCATCGTGCGTTTGAAGAATGCTGCAGCGATCTCTTGCTTCTCATTGTTCTCGATCTTGAAGTCAATCACAGCACATCGACTGTGCAATGGTTCAATGATACGATTCTTATAGTTACAAGTAAAGATGAACCTACAATTGTTTGAGAACTCTTCGATGAATGCACGGAGAGCTGGTTGTGTAGAGTTTGGATTTAGATAGTCTGCTTCGTCGAGGATCACGACTTTCTTAGAGTCAGTCAATGATACTGTTGAAGCAAAGGACTTGATCTTGGTTCGAAGAACATCGATACCAGATTCTTCGGATCCGTTTATCAATAGATATTCGGCGCCTACTTCATTACATAATGCTTTGGCAACTGTAGTCTTACCTACACCTGCTGTACCACAGAATAAGAAGTTCGGCAGCTCACCTGATTGTACGAACTGCTTAAATGTTTCCTTTAGGTTCTTTGGTAATATACACTCGTCGATCTTAGATGGACGATACTTCTCAACCCACAAATATTCTTGCATAATAACCTCATGATATAATTAAAACTCAAATGTACTGTCTGCTTCTATTGCTACATAATATATTAAACTGTTGATGCTTTGTGATACAAATCTAGATATCTTCTTAGATGAGATGGATACGTCATAGTTACCACCGATCAACTTAAGGTTATCTACTTTGATATTTACTTTAAACACTAGTGTAGATGGACAGATCTCATACTGATATGAGTTAGCTGTCTTATTCTTTTTATCAGATACCACAGCTGAGATCGTTGTGCCGTTACCTGTGAATGATACGTCTGTTGCTTTAAGTAGTGGCGCAGTCTTAAGGATGTTGTTTAGTACTGCAGCATCAAGCTTGAACTCGATCTCTGCTTGAGGGAATACGATGTCCTTTTTAGGTGCAACGATTGCTTCCTCTGATGCTTTAAACCACTTGATTGAGCTGTTACCTTCTTTGATTAATAATGTTTTATCATCAAATGTTAGGTCTGGATCATTGAATAATGATAGAGCACCTAATAGCTCGTTCACGTCATAGATACCGAACTGTTCAGGAAATGTTTCAGCTACAGTCACTGTAGACATGATCTCACTACCTACTGCGATGGTAGAGATGGTGTTACCTGGTTTGAATAACAAATTGCTGTTGATGTTTGCATAGTTTTTAATTATGCTGAGTGTTTCTTTACTTAGTTTCATTATTTGAATCCTTCTCAATTAAATTTTTAGCTGCAGCTTGTTCTCTCTCGATCCTAGAATCTAATCTATTAATCAATGATGCTAACAAGCCAGTAGCTTGCTTCTTACCTTCATATCCTACAGTAAACATTTTTAGCTGTCTACCTGGACGAACCCATACACCTTTCTCTGCATCATAATACTTCTTAGACATACGACGCCAAAGTTTTGGCTTATTGTTTGACTTACTCATTCTGCATATTCTCCTTCATCAAGATCTAACATAAACATAATACAACATAATGCATGAGCTAAGTGATTGACACCAGTCTCAGGATCATACATCTCACCTTCTTTGTACGCCCATAGGTGGCGCTGAGCTGCATCAAAGTATCTACGAGGACCATCTGGTACTCTACGCCAATTATCAGGCTCATACTTCTCTGCACCAAATGTCAATACTTTAACTGTCTCGCGTAATGCAAGTGGAGGCAATAAACCGTATTGTAGTTTACCTCCATCGAATTTGCGACCACCTTTGTGGTCTTTACTCTGCGAAATCTTTAGTTCGTCTTTAGTCATCGTGTCTCCTCTATTAAAGAACCTGGTAAATGAAAAACATTAAACATATTTTTAACAATAAAAGGAATAACCAAGTTCTTTAAGAGAGGAGGCATTGCGCCTCCCCAAACTGACTTACTAGAGATGATACTCTTAGAATGCTGAACCACCTAATACAGCATAAGCTGCAGCGATCATCTTACGGCTTGGTGTACCTAATCTATAACGAGTAGTTGATTCACCATTCCAAAGTGTTGAATTGTTAGCATATACTGCATAACCTTTCATACGTAATTGACGAACTGCTTCATGCGGATTTGCAAGACCAAATCGTGCAGTGATTTGTTTAGCAGTTACTGTTTTACCTGATTTAAGGTAGTTGATTAATGATGTTGTTGCTGACATACTATTACTCCTTGAAATTGCGACGTTACGGGAAACATTGATAAGATTGTCGCTTGTCTTACCGAATACAGAACCATTATACACTGGTTTTGAATTAAAGTTAAATAATTTTTTAATAATTTTGTTCATAATATAATTACGGCTTTAGACCGTACTCCTTGATCACGTTATTTAATAATGGTGAGAACTTAGATAAGTCCACCACCGCTTCTACATTTCCACTGTGATAGTCTTCCAATTCCGAGTCAGTGGGCCTCGGAAATCCATAAACACCTTTTGCTTTCTTATTCTCTGGCTTTATCAACCAGTTTGGATAACCTAGCTTAGGGCACCCAGCATTCCTTGTCTGAAGCATCTCATCATGATAAAACTTCATATCATTTAATGTTATGTCTTCAAAGTCATGATCAAACCTACTCATGACATAGACCACATATTGTTTCTGCGTTGGCTTCAGTTCCTTAAATTGCATTTGTGCCATTCGGAACTGATTGTGTTACTGTCTGACCAGCTGTCGCAGCATTATAAGCATCTGTGATGGTATAGGCTGCAGCATCACTCACATTCACTGGATCTTGTGTAACCTCAGGTGTTGGGTTTGAGATCTTATCAAACACATCCATGAATGCAGCTTTGGTTTGTGGGTCGAAACGATTACAGCATAACTCGATAGCTTTCTCTTTTTTCTTGAAGATTGAGAATGCTCGTACGATATGAGTCATACGACGTGTTGTGATGGTCTCGTCTACACCACCGTCTTCGAATGTACGACGGATAGCATCTGCCCACTTAATAAGAGTATCTGCAAAGTCTTGATCTTCGCACTTGTAATAAGCCATAAGGTTCTTAACGATCTTCATTTCAGTAGCAGCGTTAGGATATTCTTGTTCGAATGTCACTGCGAAACGCTCTAGGAATGCTTCGTTAAGTACGTTTGTACCGATGTATCGACCATCGTCTGAACCTTTACCCTTCGTGTTAGCTGTAGCAATGATGTTAAAGCCATCAGCTGGAACGATCACTTCATTCTTAAGCTTGAAGTAATAAGGCTTGCCTTCGAGGATAGGCTGTAAACACAAGAGTGTGTTAGCACTACCAGCGTCGACCTCGTCTAAGAGCAACGTATAGCCGTTACGCATAGCTACGAGCACTGGACCTTCGACGATTTGCACGTTACCATCAACGAGTGTCTTAGCACCGATGAGTTGTTCTTCGTCAGACATCATGTTAAGGTTAACACGAATGAGTGGCTTTTTAAACTTAGCACAGATCTGCTCGATCATGGTTGACTTACCGTTACCTGTGGGGCCCGCGATATAAGCTGGATAGAATAGACCAGCTTTGATGATAGTCTCGAGATCCGTATAGTTGCCGAAGGGCACATAGTTTGGATCCTTGGCTGGGACGAGTGTCTCAGGCTTTTCGAAGTTTACGATAGCTTCGGACTTGATAGGCACATCCTTCACGACTGTGAGGGTTGGCTTTGGAATTATTGTAGGCACCTTCACGTTATAAACACCGCGTGATACCTGACCAGCGATCATGAACCAGGGCATGGTATCATAACCTAATGAGTTAACCACTTCCATAAGATCGGTCTTACTGATCTGAGGCTTTTTGGCCAACTGAGGATAAGTCTCAAATAATTTAGCTTGAAGTTCAAGCTTTTGTTCACTTTTATATCTCATAATGTAGTTCTCTCCTTATTAATCATAGACCCATTATACCCTAAATTGCAATTAATGTACATAGGCCCTAAGTTATTGATTTTATTGGATATATCCATTAAGCTACCAAGCCTATGAATTGGTTAAGTAATATACGACTGGTCTTCTTACCAGAAAGTACTTTGGTGAGCTCCCGGGCGATCTTGGCAGCTGACTCTTTTTTACCTATAGTAAGCTCTTTGTCGTCCTCAATCTTAGTCCTGGATTCAGCCACTATGAAGAGCTCGTCACGACCTGTATCCTTAAGTGAGGTAAAGCCGTCACGTCTTAAGTCTCTCTTCATGGTTTCAATCGCAGCGTATGAATTAGCATGAGAATTATAACCATAGTGTGCGTTGATCGCTGTAGCTAATGAACGATATGAAGGACGTGTGATGTAGAAACCTACTGTCACGATGTTGTGTCTATCCTTAATCATCTGTAGTAGTGACTTAGTTTGTGTTGCGTTATCTTCTAATGAATAGTTCTTATGAGTCACAGTATCAGATAAGAAAGGCTTGATTGTAACATAATTACCAGCATCACGATGCTCGCGGCTAGTACGAATTTGACTCATACTAGATCTAATGTATTCGCCTTCACCGTCAGTCAACGTAATGAGTGTGGTCTTTTCTACACCGTTCTTATTCTTAAATTCTGGGATGTAGTTGTATAACCATGCTAATGCAGAGTTAAGTGGTGTACCAGATGTCTTGAAGTTACCAAGATTATTGAAGTATTTTGATAGTGTGATATTGATCATACGGTTGAATTCTGATTGAGTCATCTTAGATGAGAATAACTCCATCATGTAGAGACCAAATGTATCCACTTCTTTATTGCCGTAAAGATTTAATCTTGAACCTTCAGCGTCTCTGTAACGACTTTCCTCCCAACCATTCGTGAATGCAAATACTTGGAATGGGATCTGAGCGCCTCTACAAAACATTGCTAACGTGATGACTTGTTCGATGGTTGGTCTTAACACATGGTCCATAGAAGCTGACCAATCCAATAAGAATACCATACCATGATTTTTACCGTTAGGGATAGTCATCACTTGTTTGAAGATGTCATCGTTAAGTTTATAAGCATATAGCTTCTTACCGTCTAATGAACCAGTCTTAGCGACTTTAGCACGTTTATAGTTTTGTGCAGACTTACGCATCTCAAATTCTTTGATAAGATAGTTAACGATATTCTTAGATGATGCTTTAAGTTTATCAGCGCGTTCCATGTCATCTTCGCTGATTAGGTTATAGTCATTATATTCTGATTGATACTTAGCGTGTTGTTCGAATACTTGTTTGAACGTGATGACTGGGTCCACTTTAAATTTAGGGATAGTATAGTATTGATACTCAACTGATGTATCAGCGAGTTCTTGTAAATTATCCTTAAGAGCTTTCTCAGTCTGAGACTCTAACTGATCTTCGAGGCTGTCTTCAAGATCTTGCTCAGGATCATCCATAGTAGATGGTGCTGGTGATTGGTCTTCAGTCTCTTCAAAGTCATCATCATTCTCAGTCATATCAGACATAGAAGACTGTTGTTCCTGTTCGACTTCTTCGTCTTCGAACTCTTCGTGTTGATCTGATTGAGCTTTCATCTCTTCGATCTTTTCTTCCATAGCTTTCTTAGAGAAGTCATAGATCTCTTTAGCTAAGGTGATAACGTCGTCACATGTCTCAGTCTCTTCAGCACGACGTACGAATGCTTTTTCTTCAGCTGTAAATGTAACGCCGCATGAATAACCTGCTTTAAAATATAGGTTGATCTTGTCGATGAGCAACATATCTTTGAAACCATTAGCTACACCAAAGAAGTCACGATCATTAAGTTCTTTGTAACCTAAGTTGAATGACTTACGAAGACCAGGATATCTACGCTTCATAAGTTTTTCGATACGCACATCTTCTAGCACGTTCATATAACCAGAGAAGTGTGGTACTTCTTTATAAGGGTTATTAGTTGAATAGTCTTCGAGGGTTGTATATAGTGCGTGACCTACTTCATGACCAATTAACATATCAATAAGGTCGTTGGTCATGTCCTTCCATTGAGGAAGTCTAAGGACACGGTTTTTGATGTCAAACGAAGCTGTCGATACAGGTGCCTGTATAACAGTAAGGTTTTCGTTTGCTAATAATTTTGCTACTAAGTCAGTTTTTGTCATAATCTCTCCGATTTATATAACCATTATGCCACAAAAATGAATTAAAGTACATAGGCCTTAAGTTATTGATTTATATAGACTTTTATGTAACTTATTGATTTATAAAGGGTTTACTTCATGGAGGGTTATTTCACGCATGGTGAGCTCTGGGTGCGTTTGGAGGTAGGTGTTTAATAGTTCTATTGAAGTAAATAATTCAATGAATTGGTGGTTGGTTTGTGTGATAGTTGCATGTAAGATATAGATTGTCATAGTCTCTCCTAAAAGAAACATTATACCCTAATTAATAATTAATGTACATAGGTAAAGGTATCACGCAGGATCGGGGATCCGGGATACCAGCATGTACCCATTATGCCACAAATCTTAATTAATGTACATAGCCTATGAGTTAGTTACCAGGCTAGAGAAGTCGTTGGTCTTTTCAAAGCGGATGTTATTTTTAAACTTATCAAGAAGCACATCGCCTTTATGAGATATAACGAACACATTAGTATTTTCTCCTAACGTATCCATTACGGATAGGAAGTAATCAGTACCAGCCACATCAAGACTAGAGTCGAATATCTCGTCTAGTAATAATAAGTTGGTGTTGACACTATTTTTCATCTTAGCTATTTGTCTCCATGTAAAGAGGATAGCTAGATCGATACGCATCTTCTCGCCTTCAGAGAATGACGCATAAGTGAACTCATCTCTGAACCTAGACTTGATAGTCTCGTTGAATGATTCGTCGAGTTCGAACTTAACAAAGAAGTCCATTGCGGACAGATACATGTTAATTAGTTTGTTCATCGCTGGTAAGTATTCACGAATGATAGTAGTCTTGATACCAGTATCTTTAAGCAATACTCCTGCGATCTCTTGTAATTGTTTCTCTTTAACGAGAGACATCTTTACTTCATTCTTTTGTAGAGCTTCATTAGCTAGTACTTTGATCTTGTCTTTCTCTACATCGATGTCGCCTTGTACGGATAACTCAGTGATCTCTTTCTCTAATGCATTGTTTGCTTTGATAAGCATGTTCATCGCATTGATCTCTGTTGAGATTAAGATGTTCTTATCTTGTATTTGGTTTAACAGATCTTGCTTCTCTTGCAAGTCTGCACTCAACTTGGCATAAGCTGAGTTAAGTGTATCCATATTATTAGTAATCTGTTGCTTGCTTTCAGTTATCTTACCGATGATCTTATCTTTATGTTCATGTTGGATACCTTGTTCGCATGATGGACAAGTCTCATTACTAGTAAAGAACTCGATATGCTCATCAACTTGTGTAAGTTTCTGTGATAACTTATTCATGTTTGATTTACACATGTCTATGTTCTTATCTACATCAAGCTTCTCAACTAACTTAGTGTTTAGTTCTTCTATATCTTTATTGAGTAGATCTACAAGTTGTGTCTTATCATTTATCTCTGCGATGTTTGCATCTATCTTGTCTCTAATCACTTTAGTATTTTGATCTTTAGAGTGTTGTAAAGATTCTATCAAACTCTTTTGAGCTTTAGCTTGTTCAGTGATGATACGGATCTCAGTCTCTATTGATGTGAGCTCTTCTTTATTCTCGGCCATCTTTTCTTTAAGTATAGTATTCATAGTTGAGAATACTTTGATGTCGAGGATATCTTCGATGACTTCACGTCTTTGCCACACAGGTAACTGCATGAACGGTACAAAGGAAGCAGACCCTAATATCACGACCTGGGTGAAGGTTTTATAATTAAGTTTTAGGATCTGCTGTTCGAGGACTTTTTGATAATCTTTTACGGCAGCATCTTGGTTGATGATGGTTCCGTTTTGATATATCTCAAAGATGTTAGGTTTAATACCACGTACGACTCTATATTGGATAGGACCAATGTCAAACTCAATCTCAACAACACAGTTCTTTTGATTGATAGAGTTTACGAGTTGATTTTTGTTTACGTCTCTAAATGGTTTGTTAAACAGTGAGAAGGTAAGTGCATCAAGGATAGTGGACTTACCTTCACCGTTTTTCCCAACGATTAAGGTTGTTGAGTGACCATTTAATTCTACTTTATTTGGGATATTGCCAGTTGATAAGAAGTTTTTCCAACTGACAGATTTGAATATAATCAAACAACCTCCTGGTTAATTGCTTCAATATATAAAGATTTTACGAAAGATTTAATAGCTTCTTTATCTCCTTCCGTTTGGACCGAATCAATATAATTACTAAGAATGCTAACAGTATCTTCCAAATTAATTTCAGCGTCGATGGTACCTTCATTGAACTCAGATAAGTCTTCAATAATTTTAACTTCATATGGTGATTGTTCGTATAGTTGATTAACAAACCTATCAAACTTATATAGATCGGTTTTATTTATAACAACCAACTTAACGTATTTATCCTTTAAATCTATAGTTGTAAGATCGATTGGTTCTTGATCCTTATCATTATACTCGATCTTTTCGTGTATAGTGAAAGGGTTTTGTATGAACTCTAGTTGTCGTGTATTAGTATCAAACACAGAAAATCCTTTTGGATCTCCAGAATCTTGCCATGTCATCTCGTATGGAGTACCAATGTATTCTATGTTTTCTGCTTTTGATCTAGTGTGATAGTGGCCAGATAATACCCGTTCATACTTTGCAAACATCTCATGCGATAGACCTTCTTCAGCATGCATACCTCTATACATCGGGAATCCGGCTATCTCAAAATGTCCTAAGCATAGTTCTGATTTGCTATTATCAATAAAACTAAATACGCTAACTTCGTTCTCTTTACAAATCCATGGTATAAGATCTATTGTAGCATTATCTTCATGCATGCGAGTAGGTTTATCTATTACTACGATGTTATCATACTCTCCTAATATTAATGATTGCGCATTGACTTCTAATGATTCTTTCCAAAATATATCATGATTACCGAGTAAAGTTATTAATTGAATACCTCTAGCTTTTAACTCATCAAAGAAATATCTCTTACACTCTGATAGAGTATTGAAGTTAATGAATTTACGTCTATCAAATAGATCACCTAATTGATATATAGCTTTAATGTTGTGTTGTTCCATATATGGGAATAAACATTGGCTATAAAACTTTTCATAGTAAGAATGAAACTTTAATGAATCGCCTCTTACTCCAAAGTGTGTATCACCTAAAATAATTAACTTACTCACTAAATTCGTCCTCAATAAAAGTATCTAAAGTGATTGTATCTGGATCTTTTTTCTTTCTTTTCTTTTTCATACGTTCTTCAAACTTATCATCAAATGTACCATGTTGCTGCATGAATCCTATGAATCCATTGTGGAAATCATCTCCATCGTCATGATTCTGTGTTTCAAATGTTTCTATAGTAGTGTCTCTTATTAATTTACCTCGAATATAAGATTGTTTCTTTTCTTTTTCTATGCGACGTAAGAATGCATAATAGATGATCTGTGTAAAGTAACTGAATGGATTAGATGATTTTTCTGGATCAAAGTTATCAAAGTACATGATACAGTTCTCGATGCCGTCGAGGATCATGTCATCTTTATAAGAATAGTTGATGAAGTTAGGGCGATTAGCTAACTTAGTAGCGATCTTGAGGATACACTCTCCTAAGTAGTTAGAGATTTGGGGTTTAGGGTCTCCACCAGCCTCTGCTTCGGCACATTGCTTTTGATATTTTTTGATCGCTTCGAGGAAGTCGACATTGTTTACGTAGTGCACCGGTTTCTTGTCCGACATGAATATCACCTTTATTAATAATTAAGATCATTATACTACACAAACCAGTTAAAGTAAAATTAATTTTTGTTTAGATAATCTTTTATTGCCGATTTGATGGCGTCTTCTGCCAAGACTGAACAATGTATTTTGACTGGGGGTAATGCTAGCTCTTCCGCAATATCGGAGTTTTTGATGGTCTGTGCCTCATCCAACGTCTTGCCCTTGAGCCATTCGGTGACAAGGCTAGAACTAGCAATAGCAGACCCACAACCATACGTTTTAAATTTTGCATCTTTAATTACTCCGTCTTCTACTTCTATTTGTAACTTCATTACATCCCCGCATGCTGGTGCTCCAACCATACCAGTACCAACTTTAGGTGATTCTTTATCTAAAGATCCTACATTTCTAGGGTTTTCATAATGATCTAGTACTTTTTCTGAGTAAGCCATATTATGCTGAGAATGATGATCCACAACCACATTTACTTGTGGCATTTGGATTTTTTATCTCAAACTGTTCTCCCATTAGAGACGTTTTATAACCAATCTCTGCTCCAACTAAATACTGCATGCTCATAGCATCTACTAATAATTTAATACCATGTTGTTCTATGATAAAGTCTTCTTCTGCTTGACTCTCATCAAATGTAAATCCATATTGAAATCCTGAACACCCTCCACCAGACACAAATATGCGCAGCATTAAACCTTTGTTATCTTCTTCAGCTAAAAGCGTTTTAATCTTATTAGCTGCAGATTCGTCTATAGTTATTTGATTCATTTTATT